GCGACGGACGAATGGCGCATCAGGGACTCGGTTTCGTCGGTTTACGCGCAGGGTCTCGGAGGCTCGATCACCGGCAAGGGCGGGAACCTGATCATCGTCGACGACTACTGCAAGAACGCGGAGGAGGCCGAGAGCCAGGCCGTGCGGGACAAGACGTGGGAGTCGTTTAAGACGGACCTCTGCACCCGCACGAACGCGCCCGCGCACATCATCATCGTGTGCGCGACGCGCTGGAACGTGGACGACATCGTGGGGAGAATCTACGAGGAGATGAAGAAGAACCCGGACTATCCGCGCTTCGAGTCGCTGATATACCCTGCGCACAAGGACGGGCCGGACGGGTGGGGGACGCTGTTCCCAGAGCACTACAGGCCGTCGTGGTACGCCATGCAGCGCTCTCAGCTGGGACCGTACCAGGCGGCGGCGCTCCTCGACTGCGATCCGCGGCGGGCGGGCAAGAGCGTGTTCCGGCGCGAATGGCTTGAATACTACACAGGCGAGATCGACTGGCGGCAGATGCGCATCATCATCCTCGTTGACGGCGCGAAGTCGAAGAAGAAGACGAGCGACTACACCTGCATCCAGGTGTGGGGGAAGAACCGTGACGGACGCTCGTACCTTCTCGACGGAGTACACGCGCGGCTCAACCTCGACGAAAAGATCAAAGAGCTGTTTCGGCTTGTCGAACGCTTCGGCGGGCCGCGCAAGGTCGATTGCGTCTGGTGGGAGCAGGTGGGGCCGATGAGCGACGTGGAGGCGCTGCGGATCGAGATGGACAGGCGGCTCTACCACTTCACCGTGCGGGAGCTTAGGCACAACACGAACAAGGACTTCCGCATCATGCGGCTCGTCGTGCCGCTCGCGAAGCGCGAGGTCGTGCTGCCTCTCCGCCTGGTGCGCACGCGCGTGGTCGAGGCCGGCGGCGGGCGCGCGCCCGAGGCGCAGGTGTACGACCTCGTGCAGGAGCTCGTGGAGGACGAGATGATGCTGTACACTGGCGACCAGACGAGCATTCCGCACGACGACATGATCGACTGCATGGCCGATCTCATGGACGAGGAAGTGCTGGCGCAGTTCACGCCGCCGGAGGGGGGCGGGGCGGACGGGGGCGGATTGCGCGGACCGGCGGGCGGAGGCCGCGACGACGGGCTTTTCGGGCGCTAGCGGAAAACCTGTCAAGCACGAAATGCGAAAAAAATCCGGAAAGCGTCCGGCCCCTAGCAGGCATTGGGCGAAATGGCCAAAAAAGGTGCGCGGCACTTGTAAACCTTACTTGTGAAGTTTTACAAAAAACGGGACGTCCGCAAAAACCCGTGCTATACTGTCCGCGATCGCGGCGCATTGAGCGCGGCGGCAAGGAAACGAGGAGAATGTCATGGGCAAAGGCGGAGGCGGACACGTCAGGACGACGCCGGTGGCGGCGGAGGAGCCGGTCACGCCGGCGGTGGCGAGGACCGTGGAGGCGGACACGGCGCAGGGCCAGGAGAACCAGGCCGAGCGGCGTTCGCGCCTGCGCGGAATCCGATCCACGTACAGCAGGTTCGCGTCCGAGCAGGGCGCGGCGAACGGCACGAAGACGAAGCTCGGCTGACGGAGGGTGGCGATGGCGCGCGACTGGGCCAAGGTACGGCGGCGGTGCTCGAAGGCGGCGAAGCGCCTCTTCGAGGACTTCGACCGCAAGCGGCGTCCGATCCTGACGGAGGTGTGCCGGGAGTTCTACCCGCTCGGCGTGGCCGGGCTCGTCAAGACCACGGAGGACGTGGCGGACGAGTGCTGGTACGACGAGGAGCACCGCCTGCTCACCGTTCAGCCGCTCGCGGCCGTGCGCAACGGCGCGTGCGGGTTCAAGAGCCACCTGACGCCGAACGCGGGCGGGTGGTTCAGGTTCCGTCCCGTCGGCAAGGGCGGCGCGGGCGCGGACGGCGAGGCGATGGACCGCCTCACCGAGGCCGTGGAGCGCGCGTTCGACCGCTCGCGGGCCTACGACTCGCTGTACAAGCTCTACGAGCACCTTCTCGTGGCGGGGTTCGGCTGCCTTCTCGTTACGCGGCACCCGCGCGACGTGGTGCGCGTGCGCACGCTTCGGCTCGGCACCTACGCGATGGGCGTGGACGGCGAGGGCGACGTGGTGCGCGTGGCGCGCCGGTTCAGCTGGACGGCGGACCAGATCCTCGGCTCGTTCGGGGCGGACGGCGCGCCGGAGCGCGTGAAGGCCGCCGCTAAGAAGGGCGACTGCGCCACGCGCTGGACGGTGTGGAACCTCGTGGAGCCGAACGCCTCCGGCGACATGCGCGCATACGACGAGACGGCGCGCGAGCTGGCGCTCGACGACTCGATGGTCTACCGCTCGGTGTACTGGATCGAGGGTGCGCGGGACGACGACCCGCAGGGCGGCGTGCTTGACGCGAGCGGGTTCACGGTGAAGCCGATCGTGGCGCCTCGGCTCGACCGGGAGTTAGGGGACGTGTACGGCCGCGGGCGCGGCATCGACGCGCTGTGCGCGGCGCGCGGGGCGCAGAGCTTCCAGTACGACATCCTGGGCGTCTCGGGCATCCGGGGCAAGCCGCCGCTCGTCGTGTCGAGCGAGTTCAAGGACGACGGCTTCCGGGCCGGGCGCGGCGGCATCAACTACGCGCGCTTCGGCGAGCAGACGCGCGCTCTTGCCTATCCGGTGTTCGCGCAGCTGCCTGACACCGGAGATCTGCGCGTCAACCGCCAGGACGCCGAGCAGCAGATATCGGAGCTTTTCTTCAACTCGTCGTTCGCGACGATCGACGCGCTCAAGAACAACCCGGGCGTGAAGACGGCGACGGAGGTGGACAACCTGGTGCGCGAGAACATGGAGCGCCTCGCGCCGATAGTGATGAACCTGGAGAGGGAGCTCCTGGACCCGCTCGTGACCGCCGTGGCGCGCTACGCCGTGGCGGCGGGGTTCGCGCCGCTCACGGAGGAGGACGTGGAGGCGATCTCCGACGCGGAGGTGGAGTACGTCTCGCGCCTGCACATGGCCGCGCACGCGCGCCGCGTCTCGGACATCGACGCGTGGATCCAGCGTCTCGCGCCGCTCGCGCAGGCGAAGCCGGAGGTGTTCGACAAGCTGGACGCCGACAAGGCCGCGGACGAGTACGCCGAGATGCTGGGCGTTCCCGCGTCCGTCCGCGCTGATGACGAGACCGTGGCCGCCGTCCGCGCGGAGCGCGCGCAGCAGGCGCAGATGCAGCAGGAGGCCGCGCGGATGGCGCAGCTGGCGCAGCTCGGCAAGCTCGGATCCATCCCGACCGACGACAAGCACGCGGGCGGCATCCTGAAGGACGCCGTGGAGAACGGAGGCCAGGCGTGAGCGACGTCTTCCACAGGGGCGCGCCGGACGTGACGCCGGAGGAGCAGCGCCGGATCGACGCCGAGGCCCGGCAGCGCGCGCAGGCGTGGCTGGAGGCGACCGACCGGCTCGCCGCCAACGGCGACTTCTCTACGTGGCTCTACGGCGTCATGGACGACCTGGGGCTCTTCGACCGCGAGGAGGCGCCCGTCGGCGAGTTCGGGCAGGGCTTCCGCGCGGCCGCGAACCGCATCCGAAACCGCATGCTGGAGGCGCCCAAGGCCGTCCAGCTCTTCACCGACCTTACGAAGCGGCACCACGCCGAGCTGCACAGGCGTCTCGTCGCGGACCGCAAGAAACACCAAACGGAGAAATGACAATGCCAGCCCCAACGCCCACACCAGCACCAGAACCGACGCCAGAGCCGACGCCTGCGCCGGAACAGACACCGACGCCAGAGCCGACGCCAGAACCGACGCCGACACAAGAGCCGACGCCGGAACCCACGCCCACACCCGCGCCCACGCCAACGCCCGCGCCTACGCCTGCGGAGCCGAAACCGTTTCTGGGCGAGCAGAAGCCGCCCGCGCCGCCGAGCGAGGATGACTACGCGAAGGCGCTCGTGAAGGACGAATCGCTTCTCGGCGACGACAAGCGCATCACGCTCGACGCAGACCTCTACAAGGCGTGCGTGCCGGTGATGCAGAAGTACGGCGTGACGCCCGAGGCGGCAAACGCCCTCGCGAACGCGCTCGCCAAGGCGCAGGTGGACGACGCCAGGGCCCGAATGCAGCAGAGGATCGACTACTTCGAGAAGATGAAGCAGGAATCCCTGCGTACGTACACGCCCGCCGACTTCGAGACCATCAACGCCGGCATCGACCGCTGGTTCAAGCCGGGCGGCGTCATGAACAGCGTGATCCGCAACTCGGAACTGGGCGCGGACCCGGAGTTCCTCGCGCTCATGCACCACCTCGGAAAGGCCGCGAAGGAAGACGGCGGCACCGGCGCGGCGGGCGGCGGCGGCGGCGCGGGCGTGGACCCGAACACCACGCAGGGGCTTTCGGACCTCTGGTAAACACTTCCGCCGAACGGGGTTCGCACAGGGCGACGCAACGCGAGGCGGCAAAAGGAAAGGATACAAAAATGCAAGTGAACGGAAACCGCGTGCTGACATACGTGGACTTCGTGAAGGGACTCGACCCCAAGGGCAGGTTCCTCGACAGGTGCATCAACCTCGCCGTCAGGGCGAACGAGATGCTGGACGACATCACGGTCGTCGAGGCAAACAACGGGAGCGCGCTCGAGACGACGTTCCGCACCGAGGTGCCCAAGCCCGTGTGGACGCAGTTCTACAGCGGCATCCCCTCCAACAAGGGATCCAAGGCCAAGCTCAAGGTCGCGTGCGGCCAGATGGGGACGAAGATCACCATCGACAAGCGCATGTACGACAAGGCCTTCCAGAAGGGCAAGGGCTACGCGGACGCGCTCCTCGGCGACGAGATCGAGAACGCCCAGGTCGGCATGAAGCTCGAGATGGGCAACGCGCTCATCTACGGCCTTCTCGCGGACAACCCGCTCGGCTTCAACGGCCTCTTCAAGCACTACGACCGCTACGGCAACGACGACACCGACGACCGCAACAGCGCGCACTACGTGCTGAACGCCTTCGGCGCGGCCGGCGGCGCGAACGCCGCGAGCGAGTCGAAGCTCGGCTCGATCGCGCTCGTCGGCTGGGGTCCGAACCAGATCACCTGCTTCCACCCCGAGAACCATCCGTCCGGCGGCATCGAGGTGAGCGAGAAGAAGGAGGTGCAGGTCTCCGACCCCGACATGGGCGGCGACGCGACCTACGCCGCGTACATGCAGTACATGTACTGGGAGCTCGGCCTCGCGGTCAGGGACTTCCGCTGCGGCGGGCGCATCTGCAACATCCAGCGCGACGACATGATGCTCGGCGCCGACAAGGGCGCCTCCTACGTCGAGCTGATCGACCGCCTCTCCCAGCGCGTCCACGAGGAGGGCCGCAAGGCGTTCTACATGGACAAGCTCATGTGGGAGAACATCTGCGTGATCTACTCGCGCCTGACGCGCGGCAACGCCATCACGTTCGCCAACGTCGAGGCCCGCAAGGAGAAGCGCCTGTACGGCATCCCGGTGCGCATCCAGGACTGCATGAAGGTGAACGAGGAGAAGGTCTCCGCCGTCGCCTAAGGCACGAAAACAGAAAGGAAAGAAGACAATGTTGTTCGACAAGATGAGCCTTTTCGCGGACGGCCTGACCGTCCCGACCACCGCCTCGAAGGACACCTACTCCAAGGTGCTCGACCTGCGCAGGAACGGCGAGCTCGGCATCGACGGCGCGCTCAAGATCTACGGGCAGGTCGTCGGCACGCCCAACTCGACCGGCTCCGTCACCACCGTGGTGCAGACCTCGGCGGACGGCGCGTCGTGGACGGACCTCGCCTCCCAGACGCAGGACGGCAACCTGCTGATCGGCATGTTCCTGCCCTTCGGCCTGAAGCGGTTCGTCCGCCTGAAGTTCGCCGTCGGCTCCACCGCGCTCGGCAGCGCCGTGAAGGTGAAGGCCGGACTCGTGGACCAGTTCGACCAGGGCGCCCTGCCGCCGCTTCAGTCGTTCCCGCCCCTCGCGGACATCGCCGCGGACGGCGACGCGCTCCAGACGCCGCTCAAGCTGGCGTCCGCCTCCGGCTCGATCGCCAAGGGCAGCTCCGGCACGGTCGCGATCGCGGCGGGCGCCGTCACGGGCGTCGAGGTTCCGAGCGACAAGTACACCGTCACCGTGGCCTCCGGCGTCGCGACGATCGCGCTCGCCTCGAACGCGGCGACCGGCACCGTGTACTTCGTGGACGGCCTTGGCAACAAGGTCGCCTACGCTGTCACGGCCACGTCGTAAGGCGCCGGCAAGAGCAATCCCCCGGCCCGGCGGCGGTTCTTCTCCGTTTCCGCCGCCGGGCCACTGGGGAGAACGAACAGGTGACAGTGAACAGTGAATAGTTTTAGAAGAAGTTGAGGTGAAGGCATGAAACTCATTGCCAAGTACAACGTGCAGGTGCGCGGGCACATCTACGCCAAGGGCGAGGCCATGGAATGGGACGGCCAGCTCACGCCGCGCATCCTCGCGAATTTCACGGCGGCGGACGGACGGGAACTCGCGTTGCCGCAGCCGCCGCCGAAGGACGCCGCGCGGGAAACGCCTCCGCAGCCGCCGACGGACGGACAGGACAATCCGCAGCCGCCACCGGACGGACAGGACAATCCGCAGCCGCCGACGGACGGACAGGACAATCCGCAGCCGCCGACGCCCGGCGAACTGCCGCTCGGCATGACCCCGCCTGAAACCGTGGACGAGGACGCGCTCGTGAAGCGCACGCTCGACGCGCTGAAGCGCGACGGCGTGATGCGCCAGCTCGACGAGATGGGCGTCACCTACCAGGCGAACGCGAAAAGCACGTTCCTCGCGCGCCTGCTCCTGATGAGCAAGGGCGAGATCAAGTGCGGCGAATAGTGAAGAGTGAATAGTGAATAGTTTTTGGCTGCGGGAGGCGAGATGAAGAGCATCACGATCGAGATCGACACGTCCACGGGCGCGCTGCTGCTCGCGGACGGCATGCCCTGCCTGGGCGAGAAGGTCGCCCTGACGTTCGCCGGCGCAGAGCCCTCCGAGGGCGGCTCCTACCGGCTGACGCTCTTCGGCCGCGACGGCTTCACGCCGCTCGCCGACAACCACGCGGACGGCTCGCTCGATCTCACGGGCGCAGCGCTCCGGCGCGCGTTCGGCCCGTGCGAGCATCCGCGCAGCTTCCGCGCGGCCGTCTGGGAGCTCGACGGCACGGGCGCGATCGGCTCGACCGTCGCCCAGGGCGTCATTCCCGTCGCGTGGTCGCCCGTGGTGCCGGACGCGGAGACGGGCGAGCCCGCCACACTGCGCGGCCCGCAGGGCGACAAGGGAGATCCTGGCGAGCAGGGACCGAAAGGCGACGCCGGCGCGACCGGGCCGCAGGGGCCGGTCGGCCCGCAGGGTCCGCAGGGCGTGCAGGGAATCCAGGGCATTCCAGGCCCGGCGGGCGCGACCGGCCCGCAGGGGCCGCAAGGCGCGACTGGTCCGGCGGGCGCGACCGGCCCGCAGGGGCCCAAAGGCGACACGGGCGCGACAGGGCCGCAGGGCGAGCGCGGTCCGCAGGGCGAACGCGGTACGCAGGGGCTTCAGGGCATCCCAGGCCCGGCGGGCGCGACCGGCCCGCAGGGGCCGCAGGGTCCGGCGGGCGAGCCCCGGCAGGCCAGCACCACCGATCCCCTGATGGACGGCACGGCCAGCGCCGGCTCAAGCGCCGCCTACGCGCGCGGCGACCATCGCCACCCCACAGACACGTCGCGCGCGTCGGAGTCCGCGCTCTCGGCCCTCGCGCAGACGGTCGCGGGCAAGGTCGACAAGGTGACGGGCAGCGGCATTGCGGGCTACTTCCCCACGCTCAAGTCCGACGGCGGCCTGCAGCGCTCGTACTACACGCCGCAGAGCTTTGCGTCGTCGGGCCACAGCCACGACGCGACCTCGGTGTGGTATGACGGCTACGACGTGGCATGGAAGCTCGACGACCTCGAGGCGCGCGTGGCCGCGCTGGAGGAGGGGGGCCTGATAGGCGATGCCGAGATCACGATAGGCACGCTGTACTACGACAGCATGAACATGATGTCCCCGGTCGCGTACCCGGGCGTCGTCGGGTGCAACGACGGCATGTCCTCGATGGGCGTGGACCCGTACAAGTGCATGACGTGCCTCATGGTGCGCGCGGACTTCCTGCTCGACCCGGTCAGCTGCGTCGAGGGCGACTACTCGATGGGCGGCACGGTCAAGTCGGAGTACGCCAACAACGGGCTCTACCTCTGCGCGAGGGGCGACACGTGCGGCGCCACCGCCACATTCCGCGCGGCGGTGGACTACGGCGTGGCGTGCTACTGCACCGTGAGCGTGCTGGACGGCTACAACTTCTCGTATCTGCGGAATGCGCAGCCCGGCGGCGGCGTCACCGGTGCGCTCGTCCAGGACGAGGGCGGCGCGTGGTGGATATGCGTTCCGCCGCGTCTGCCCATGTACGGCGAGTCGCCAGACCCCATGCTCGGCTACGACATCGAATACGGCGACGGCCTGGCGCTGTACCTCGCAGAGGAGTACTACATGGGGTGCAACCCCTGCGGCATCCCCGCAGAGGTCCGGATCACCATCGAGGACACGTGCGGCCTCACCGTGTACGAGGGGACGGTGCAGGTGGAGATCTACGCAGTGCCGCCCGTGACAATCTGACGACAGCAGCCAAAGGAAAGGAAAACGAAAATGGACAACGTGAAACCGGTCATCGTGGTATTCGGATATTCGAGGGACCGCGCGCTCTTCGGGCAGGCGCTCCGCGCGCTCTCGCGCCTCGTGGCGAAGGGCGAGGCGTGCGCCGTGCGCCTCTACGACGACGCGAACGACCCGATGTGCCCGGGCGGCGATGGAACGCCGCAGGGCGTGACGCGCGTGGAGACCTCGTGGGACAGAGGCGGATTCAGGCCCGGCGGGTACAACGAGGCGACCGTGCGCGGCATCGTCGCGGCCATGCGCGACGCCGCGGACGCGACCGGAGCGGCGTGGGCGGTCAAGACGGACTGCGACGCCGCGCTCAACTCGCTGGCGTATCTCGATGCGCTCGACCCCGCCGCGACGGGCGAGTTCGGCAACGAGGGCGCAAAGGGCTTCTCGATGGGCGTTCTCCACGCCTTCTCGGCGCAGTGCCTTGAGCGCATGGACGCGCTTCTCGGCGACCGCAAGGCCCAGGCGCAGCTCGTGCTGCTCGACAGGCCGGAGGCGCAGTCGCTCTCGAAGCTGGCGGAGCTGACGCGCATGAGGCGCGTCCTCGTGCCGAGGGACGGCGCGGCCGGCTACGGCTGGCGGCACAGCCGCCACGGGTTCTTCGACGCGACGGACGCGCAGATGGACGAGCTGATGAAGTGCATGAGCGTGTTCTTCAAGCCGACGGTTCCTGACGGCGCGCCGGAGGATCGCGTAGAGGCGACGTACGCCGCCGCGCTCCGGCGCATGACGGCCTACGTGGACGCGCTCCTCGAGCGCGGCGACGCCATGGCCCCGCAGCCGCCCCCGCGCGTGTTCTCGAAGCTGCGGCTCTACGGCGCGCTCGCCGAGGCCGGACTCTGGGAGAGGTTCGAGGCCTGGCTCAAGACGCAGACGATCAACGGCCGGAACGGCTGGACGGCCTTCTCGCTTGCGCAGAACATCGCCGACGACCATCCGCTCTTCGGGCCGATATTTTCGGCGGCGAAGGAGGCGCTGGACATGGATGACGCGACGGCGGAGGCGATGCTCGCGGCGGCGGAAGAGGGAGGTGCGTAGAATGTGCGAGTGGAAGCCCGACTTCGACACGCTCAACAAGCGCGTGGACGGCATCGAGTCGCGAATGACCCAGGTCGAGCACGACGTGGGCAAGATGCGCTCGGAGACGGCGGACGGCTTCCGCCACGGCGCGGAGGCGATGCAGGCCATCAACACATCCGTCGCCAACCTCGCGCATGACTTCGGGGAGCGCATGACGAACCTCGACCGCCGCATCATAGCCGAGAAGGAGGCGTGGGGCCAGACCCTCCGCTCCGTCGTGAACTGGTCCGTCCGCGTAATCCTGGCAGGGTGTGCCGTGGCAATGGGGGTTACGGCCTGGAAGAACCTCGTGGCGCAATGACGATCTGCCCGCCGGGGCCAACGCCGAGATCGTTGAGCCAACCCTAACGGCGACTGGTACAGCGGGCGAAACCTCACAAAGAGAAAAGGAGCACAACGAATGAAGACACTGGCGATATGGTTTGCGAAGCGCTATGCGCTGAGCCTGGTGCAGGACATGGTGAAGGCCAAGTCCGCAGACGTGGCGAAGTGGGCCTCGCGCATCGGAGTGTGGATCGAGCGCTTCGGCCTCGTGGCCAAGTACCTCGCCACGCTCTCGGACAGGCTGGCCGACGGCGAGCTGACCGACGCGGAGGCGAAGGCCGCGCTCGCGGAGGCGAACGCGCTCGCGGCGGAGCTCACGAAGGAGGGCTGAACGATGGCGTGCAAGGAGAAGATCAAGGCTAAGGCCTATGCCGTGAAGCAGAGGGCGAAGTCCGTCAAGGCGAAGGTGAAGGGCAAGGTGAAGCGCGGCGCGCTCGTCGTTCTCGCCCTTGCGCTGCTGCCCCTATGCGGTTGCCCGTCGGCCAATCCCGCGAGCCGCACCACCAGCGCGGAGGTAAACCGTCCGTGCATCTGCGTGGACGTGGGCAGCGGAGTCAGCAACATCGCGGTCACGGCGTCCATCGACATCCACGACCTCGCGCTCGCGAGCGCGGATTCGACGGGCAGCACCGAGACGCAGACAGCCACGCCCACCGTGGACGTGCGCACGCGCATCGACGCCCGCTACAACGACGCCCTCGCCGCCGCCAGCACCGCAAGCCGTGGCGTGATAGCCCAGATTGCCGACGGCGTGACGGGCGTGCTCGACCTGATGGCCTCGAAGAAGAGCGGCAAGGTCGCCGTCACGAAGACCGACGGCAGCGCTGCGGTCGTGCAGTGCGACGACGGACAATGCTCCTTCTGCGAGGAGTGTACGGAGCCGTGAACCCCTTGGCGCGGGCGGCGCTCGGCGCTCACCTCCTGCCCGTCCGCGCCATTTCGTTCTTTTTCGCTTGATGAACCTTGAAGCTTGGAAAGGCAAGACAATGTCGAACACATTGCATGCGGGCTTCCACGCGACGGCGATGGCGGCCGTGAACGAGGCGCTGACGGTCCTCGGGCAGGACGTCGTCCTGGACGAGCTCTCGACGGAGAGCGCGAACGCGCACGCGCGCAAGGCGGCGTACCTCTACGAGAGCGCCCGCGTCCGCGTGCTGCGCGACCACGCCTGGAGCTTCGCCCGGCGCGAGCTGGACGTGCCGGGGGGCGCGTACATGGCGTGCCCCGCGCACGGCGCCGCGTTCCCGTTCCGCTGTCCGCGCCCGGCGCGCTGTGCGCGAATCCTCTCCTGCTTCGGGCCGGACGGGCTCGCCGTCCACCACCGCCTCGCCGCGAACGAGGTGCAGGCCGCCGCGCCCGTCGCGCGCATCGCCTACCTGGCCGACGTGGAGGACCTGGACAAGTGGTCGCCCGACGCCTACCGCGCGCTCGTGCTGCGCCTCGCCGCCGACCTCGCCAAGCCCATAACGGGCCGCATCAACGAGCGGCAGCTCCAGGAGCAGGCCTACGCCGACCAGCTCGCCGCCGCAAAGCTCAACGACGCGCGCGAGACGAACGTCCCGTACGACGCCTACGAGGACAACCACTTCGTGGCCGTCATGCGCGGCGACTTCAGGGCCGCGCCGCCGTGGCGCAGATAGGAGCGAGGGGGCATGTACAAGCACACGCAGAGATCGTTCGCCGGCGGCCGGCTCGACCGCGAGCTGATGGGCCGCCAGGACCTCGCAAAGTACTTCACCGGCGCGAGCGAGCTGAAGAACCTGCTCGTCCGTCGGCAGGGCAACCTCGCCAAGCGGCGCGGCACGGACGAGAGCGCCGACCTCGCGAACCTGCTCGGCTACCTGCCCGGCTCGCCGGACGCCTCGATCCCGCTACGCTCGCCGCGCCTCTTCCCGCTCGTCTCCACGCGCGAGCAGGGCTACCACCTGCTCGTCGCGAACCGGCGCGCGTTCCTCTGCTCCCGCAGGGGCGTGCGCTCCGTCTCCTACGGCTGGCTCAGGAAGATCGACCCCTACGACGGCACCGTGGACTACGCGGGCCGCGCGTCCGTCGCGGGCGACTACGCGTACATGATCGGCCCGGACGGCTACGACACGCTCCAGGAGGCGGCCGCCGCCGCGCAGGACGGCGACACGATCAAGGTCTGCGCGGACGACACGTTCTCCGAGACCGTCTCGTTCGCGACGCAGGGCACCGTCACGCTCGACCTCAACGGGCACACGCTCGCCTCGACGCTCGACGACCCGGCCGCGCACGTCGCCGCGTTCAACGTGTCCGGCGCGACGACGACGCTCGTGATCGACGACACGGCGGGAGGCGGCATGATCACGCAGCCGCAGCCGGTCTGCGCCCATCTCCTGGGGACCGGGGAAGCCGGCGCGAAGCTGGTCCTCGTGAACGGACGCGTCATCGCGCGCGCGAAGACGAGCCAGGCGACGACGGGGAACGCCGTCAAGTGGAGATCCGCCGTGCGGATCTTTCCGGGCGCCACGTTCGAGGGCGTCGGCGGCGTGGTGGCCAACGAGGGGAACGTGCCCGAATGGGACGCGGAAGTGGAAATGTACGTCGCACCTGGAAGCCCGCTGTTCTACCTTGGCAGCGGCACTCATGCCGCCAACACGGTCACGATCGGCGGCGGGCTCTACCGCGGGACCTACGACTACGGAAGGGACCCGCAGAACGACTCGTGGCCCAGCGATTACGCCGTCCTCCTTGCCACGGCGAGCGCAACGTCAGCCCGGACGGCCACCGTGTCCATATCCGGGGGCCTGGTCGCCGTTCGAACAATCGGCGGCTCGCACGACGCCGACGGGGACTGCAACGACGACATCGCCCTGGACACGAAGATACAGGTGACCGGCGGCGCGCTGCTCGGATGGGGAGGTGATGGCGAGCGCGTCTCGAACGTCCGCGGCGAGTCGACCGAAGGCGGCACGCAGGGGTACGAGGATTCGATCGCCGCCGGATCTGCGGCGAACTCCGCAGAACGGGAGATATGGATTCCGACCGTGTCCCCGGAATTTGGACGCTATCGCCCCGTGGGCGGATGCCATCCGTCGGACGAGGGCGACTACGCAGCCGACTGGACGGTGGACGACGACCACTGGGCGACGCCCGCGCCGGAGGGCGGCGGCCAGCCAGAGTCCTCCGATCTCCGCCCGTACTACGTCGACGTGCCGTGGGACGACGCGGAGCTCGCCGAGCTGAACTTCTGCCAGTCCGGCGACACGCTCTTCTTCGCGCACCGCAGCCACCCGCCCGCGCGGATCGTGTTCGACCCGGCGTCCGTCACGCTCGAATACTCGCTCGTGCCGTTCGCCGCGCCGTGGCTGCCGCCCGTCCTCGGCTCGCTCGGCATGTCTGAGATCAACAAGGAGACCTCCACGGTCTCCACGGGCGCGAGCAAGTCCGCGCGTTCCACGACCACCACCACGTACGACCGAAGCGCCGGCACGAAGACGGTGAGCGTGGTCGGCGGCGCGAGCGGCGACACGCCGACGACCACGACCTCCCACCCGCCGAAGCGGACCGTGAGCTACTGCGTCTCCTACGTGAAGGACGGCGTGGAGTCGCCGCCCTCCGCGCCGCGCTCGGCCACGTACCTCGCGCCGTGGCAGGAGGGCGAGAAGATCACGGTCAACTTCAGCAGGGGCGGCAACGAGGCCGAGCCGGACGAGTACCGCGTCTACAAGAAGCAGGGAACGGAGTTCGGCCTCATCGGCACCGTGCGCAACGACTCAACGGTCGAGACGCATCCCTCGATCGCGCTCGCGGCGGGCGCGGGATCCGCGGCGCGCGGCTCGTTCTCGGCGTGGCCGGGCGACGGCGCGGCGCGCGTCCGCACGCCGTTCACCGCTCCGGAGGCGGAGGAGACGCGCGCGCGCGCCGTCTCGGGCGTGTGCGAGACGTGGAGCGCGCGCATGGCGGGCGCGCTCGGCGAGGTGACGTGCTGGCCGGGCCTCGGCGCCGTCACCGCGCCGCAGGCCACGTTCGGCTTCGGCAGGAACTCGGGCGTCTCCGTCGCCACCGTCAAGGTGCAGGTGGACGCGCACGCGCTCCGCTACGAGGAGCTGGCCGACGGCACGGTGGACGTGTTCGACGACATCACGCTCTCGGGGAAGACTGTCACGTGCAGGATGTCGCGCCAGACGTCCGCCGGCGCGAGCGCGTCCACGCTCTCCTCCACGAAGACGCTCTCGCCCGTCACGTACACGCCGAAGGGCGGCACGGCGCAGACGGCCTACGACGGCACGGTCACGCACTACCTCGGCAACTTCCCCGCCGACATCGGCCGCGCGGCCCTCGCCGCCGCCGCCGCGTCCGCCGGGCTGGAGCCGCGCGTCGCCACGTTCTCGTTTGCGGTGGGGACGGACCAGACGCGGAACGTGGTCGTGACGGCCGCGGGGGCGGACGGGCGGGCCTGCGACCTCGTGCTGGCCGCGATCGCGTTCACGCCGAAGTCGGCGATCGCGCACTCCTTCGACGACGACTACATCACGCCCGACATGTCGCTCACGCCCGTCTCGGCGGAGTACCCGTTCCAGGGGACGGGCAACTACCCCGGCTGCGTGGGCGTCCACCAGCAGCGGCTCGTGTTCGCGTCCACGCGGAACGACCCCGCCTCGATCCGCTTCTCGGCGACGGGCGACCTCTACACCTTCTCGCCGCACGGCTCGCTCCGGGAGGACGACACGATCTCCTTCTCGCTCGCCGCGACGGAGTTCCCGGACGTGAACCACCTCGTGGTGACGCGCGACGTGCTGCTCCTCTGCGACGGCGGCGAGTGGAAGGTGGCGCCCACGAGCGGCAACACGCTCACGTTCAAGACCGTGTCCGCCACGCTCCAGGGCCGCGTGGGGTCCTCGCGCCGCATCCGCCCGATGGCCATCGGCGACGAGGTGGTGTTCGCGGACGCCTCGGAGATGGCGCTCCTCGCGACGCGCTACAACTACGCCTCGGACGGCTACGAGTCGACGAACCTCACCGTCCTCTCGTCCAACCTCTTCAACGCGAACCGCATCGTCCAGGCCGCGTACGAGCAGTTTCCGGACTCGCGCCTGAAGGCCGTCCTCGCGGACGGGCGCGTGGCGGTGATGGTGTACATGCCCGAGCACGAGGTCATGGCGTGGAGCCAGTGCGCGCTGGGCGGCGGCGCGCTCGCCAGGGGCGTCTCCTGCTCGAAGGCGATCGTCGGCAACACGTCGGACACGGCGTACCTCGTCGAGCGGGGCGGCGCGTGGCTCCTCTGGTCCGTCCGCCCGGACCTGCCGGAGATGACCGTGGCCGCGCAGTGCTGCATGGACGGCGTGCGCGCCCTCTCCGGCTCCGAGGCCGCCGCGCAGTGGCGGGACGGCTGGGCCGCGGTGGACGCGCTCACGGCGGAGGTCCATCAGTCCGCCGCCGGGATCGACGGCGGGCGCGACTACCTGTGCGGCTTCCCGTTCGAGGCCGAGCTCGTCACCGTCCGTCCGGAGGTGCCGTCGCAGGGCACGATCCAGTTCGAGGTCAAGAACGCCAACGACGTCGAGGCCAGGATCCTCGACGGCGGCAGCTGGCGCGCCGCGCCGCTCGGATACGCGGACCACCCGGTCTACTCGCAGCGCGTGGAGCGGCCGCCGTCCGCGGTGGACGGCGCGCTCGCGCTGGACTCGTCTGACCATCGGCTCCTGCTCACGGGCGCGAACTCCGGGGACGGGCGCGTGCAGATCAAGAGCGACGACCCGTGGCCGCTGTCGGTCCTCTCGCTCTCGGTCGACTACGAGATCCAGCCGCTTTCGAACTCGGAGGGATGATGTACCGCACGCGCTCCAACTTCATCTGGCTCGGCGAGGGCGTGACCATGACCGGCTCCACGCAGGCCGACTTCGACTTCGTCAACGCGCACCTGCGCGCTGCCGACTACGCCGAGACGCAGGTGTTCGACGGCGGCCGTCCGGACGCGCTCGCGGACATGGAGCGCAGCTGGACGGTCCGCGACGGGGCGAACGTGGTGGGGTTCGTCGCCACCGCGCCGTTCGCCTACGAGTCCGTCATGTCCAGGAGGCGGTTCCTCGTCCAGCTCACCACCGAGTACGTCTGGCGGATCAAGGTCAAGTACGTGCGGTTCTCGCGCGCAGTCCTCCGCGCCGTGTGCGAGAACGCGCCCGCGTGGGTGACGGAGTTCTACACGCTCCCGATGAAGGCGTACGCGGGCGCGGTGCGCTGGGACGAGAGGATACTGAAGATGCGAAGGGTGCGCGAGATCGACGTCGAGGGCGTTCCGCACGTGCTCTTCCGCATAACGAGAAAGGAAGCGACATCATGACCATCTCCGCAATAACGGCGGCGGCGGCGGCGACCGCGTCCGCGATAGCGTCCAGCGCGGCCGCGGCCGCCGGCACCGCGGCCACGGTCGCGGGCACGATCGGCTCCGGAATCGCCTCCGGCGTCGGCGCGCTTGGCGCGTCCACGCTGGGCTCCGTGGGCGTGACGGCGGCTGCGGACTCCGCGCTCGCCTACACCGTGGGAGGCCTTTCGGCGGCCGCGTCCCTGGCCTCGGCGGGCATGGGCGCGTACGAGGGCGTGAGCGGCTACCAGCAGGGCAGGGCGCAGGCGGGATATCTGCGCTCGGCGGCCGCCGCCGCGAAGAGCGAGGCCGACGCGCAGGCCGCCGAGAAGGAGCGCCAGGCGCGGCTGGAGGCGGCGCGCGCCGGCGTCGCCCAGATCGGCGCCGAGCAGGAGGCCGAGAGGCGCAGCCGCATCCTCGCCCAGGACATCGGCTCCATGTACGCCAGCTACGCCGGGAACGGGCTCGCGCTCGACGGCACCGCCAAGGACACGATCGGAGCGGCGCTCCGCACGCAGGTGGGCGAGGCCCGGAGCGACATCTCCACGATCCGCGACAACGCGGCCATGGAAGTGTGGACGCACCAGGCGAACGCGCGCTCGTACATGGCGTCGGCGGCAAACGCCCGCATGGCCGGCCGCAGCCAGGCCGCGCTGTACCGCCGCCAGGCGAAGAGCGCCTTGCGCTCCGGCAGGACCGGCCTGTACACGGGACTCGGCAGGGCGGCGCTCTCCCTGGGCTCGATGGCCCTGGGCGTCGCCGGCGGATGGGGACGCGCGGCGGGAGGCGCGGCGGGCGTGGGGAAGGAGATCATGCTGTCCAACGGCTACGACCAGACTCCGGCCGCCGACCTCCTGAGGACGTCGCCCATGGACATGGGCCGGAGAATGATGGCGTGAGGAGGAGCCGAAGATGGGACTGATAGAGATTCGCAACAGGTCGGAGCGGCTTGGAAACCTGGGCGGCGTCCGCGAGGCGGACGTGCGCACGGGCGCCGCGCACGTCCTCGCCGGCATGGCGGACGCCGCCGCGCAGGACGGAAGGTCGGACCGCGCCCTCGCGGGCGTCGTCCCCGGCCTCCTCGACGGCGCGAAGAAGCTCGCGCTCGACTTCGCCGCCGCGCAGGATCGCCGCGACAAGGAGGACGCCGACCGCTACGTCGCCCGCTACCAGCAGGGCATGGACGCCTACAACGACGGCTCGACGGACCAGGACGGGAAGCGTGTGCCCGGCGCAATGGAGACGGACTTCGACGACTCCGGGGCGTGGCTCGAGGGCAACGTGGACTACCGCGACCGCTTCGGCGAAGACCTCAGGAAGAAGCTGAAGATGTCCGACCGCGCAATGGAGATCGCGCGCAGGCGCCTAGTCGGCTACAACCTCCACATGCAGAGCAGCTGGCAGGCCCGCGCCGCGAAGGTCGACGACCTGAAGGCGCGGTCCGCGGCCGGCGAGCGTCTCGTCGCCGCGCAGTCCACGCTCCTGAAGTCGCTCGCTCTCCAGGGCGAGAACAAATTCGCCGTCGAGGGAGAGGATGGGAACGCGGTCTGGTCTCCGCAGTTCGCCCTCTCCCTCGACGAGTGGAGGGACTCGGTCGAGAACGCGCTCGACCGGACCCACGTCCCGGAGGAGGCCCGCCCCGCCGCGCGGCGCAGGGCCGCGCTGCAGCTGTGCCGGGACGCGCTGGCCCTCCGCATCCGCTGGTGCGCGGAGGACGTGGGCGCCGGCGCCTCGGAGGAGAACGTGGAGCGCGCATATGCCGGCCTCGTGAAGGCCGTGCGAGAAGACGGATGGGAGGGCGTCTTCCCCGGCGGGCCGACTGCGACTGACGGCGAGGGGAAGGTCGTCTCCGATCCGGTCCGCCAGTTCCTGGAGGGCGCCGACATGGATGAGTTCAGGACCGCCGCGCTGAAGGACATCGAGTCCGCCCGCGCCCGCGCGCTCCACGAGGCCGACGCCCGCAGGCGCGAGGCCCGGGAGAAGACCGTCCGCGCGAGCGTGGAGAAGGAGCTCTCCTTCCGCGATCTGCCGCCGGAGAGGTGGGCCGACGCCTACGAGGCGCTGGGCCGCGACGAGGCGCTGAAAAGGGCCGACCCGGCGCGCGCCATGCGCTGCCTTGACGCCGCGCGCGAGATGCGCGAGGCCGAGAGGAGGGCCGGCGAGAGGAAGACCGCAGGGGAGAAGGCTGCCGCGCGGGCGGCCGGGGCCAGCGCGGCGGAGGTGAAGTCCAACGAGGAGAACCTTGCGCGCTCGCTTGCGACGCTCGACCTCCTGAAGATGGAGGGATCGCTTTCGCAGGACGACGCGAACGAGGCGCAGGCCGCCATCTGGCGGAGGTTCCGCGCGCTTTCGCTCGGCGGGCAGCTCTCCCCTTCCTTCATGCGTAGCTTCATGACGCGCATTTCCGGACAGCTCTCCGACCAGGAGGCGAACGCCATGCGCAGATTCTACCAGGCGTTCGGCTATCAGGGCGGGCTGTCGGCGCAGGGCGAGGTCACTGCGGCGGAGAGGAAGTCGAACGCCGGCACGGACTACTACGCCCCGCGCGAGGCCGGCGACCGGCATTCCGACAACTACTTCAGAATCCCCGCCGACGAACTGTTCAGGTACGGCGACAGCCTTCTGCGCACACTGCGCGCACTGGGCCCGGACATGAACCGCGAGGGCGTCGTGGAAAAGGAAATAGCCCGCATGAAGAAGGATTGGCGCAAGGGCCAGTTCGACAAAAACCGGGAAGCGTCCGTCCGCAGCGTGATGGACATGCAGCGCGAGACGCGTACGCGGTGGAATATGGCACAGCCTGCCAAACGGAGCGGAGAAGATGACGGAAGAAGAGAAGACGACGGCAACCCTGCCAAGTGACGTGACGGACTTCCTCGGAATGGGGCAAGAGCGGACGGGCGGTTACGATACGCTTGTCCGCCAGCCGTCGTTCGCCGGCGGCACGGACGAGTTCAACGACCAGACGAAGAAGGAGCGCCGCGCGCGTTTCAAGGCCAGCGCCGACATGCTCTTCTCCACGGACGTATCGAAGCTCGACGACGCGGGTGCGTCCGCCCTCTACCAGAGCGTCACCGAGGGACTGTTCGGCCTTCCGGACGAGGACGGATCCGTCGCGTTCGGCAAGCGCGCGTCGAAGGACCCGCGCCAGAACATCGACATGTTGCGCAGGTTCGTCAAGGGCGATTATACGCTGATCGAAGACCCGGAGTACACCAAGTGGCGGCAGATGGACGACGAGGCCAAGTTCAAGTACGCGCTCGCGAACGAGACGACCGGGAACATGGTCAAGTCCAAGCTCAAAAGCGAACGCGGCACGAATCCGCTTGTCACCATGGCCGCCGGCGACATGATGTCTGCGGGGTATGCAATACCGTGGACCGAGGAGCAGCGCCAAGGCCAGGAGATCGACAGGAAGTGGCGTGAGGATGCGATACGCAATACGTTCTACGACACGATGGACGAGGACCAGAAGGCGGCGTACCGTGCAGACGTTATCGGCGACTA